GGCGGGTAAGATTGCCGAATTGGAAAGTGCTACATCTAAGAACTACTAATCAAGCTTGAAATTTTCCCCTCTACGACTCCTCAAGAAATTTTTTAAAAGAGAACCACCCCAACCCCCTCCCCTTTTTTGTAAGGCCTGTATATTTATATGGGTATGAAATATATTGCTGTAAGTAAAGAAAGTGGTAAGAAGGTTCTATTCAAGACCAAAGCGGCTATGGATGCTGCATTGAAGAAGGGCTCACATAGTACAGTCAATAATAAAGTAGTAAAATCCAAAGTGAAACCAAAGGGTAAGGCGGTGTTTGGACGGCCTATTACGAAAAGGTCAGGTGGGATAGCAGCTTACGATACTAAGAAAGATAAGGTGGTTACTTTTAAGAGTAAAGCAGAAAGGGATAAAGCCATACGTGCTGGCGATGCCGAAGCGATATATAAGGCAAAGGAATCTCCAGCAGATGTTAGTTCAGTAATGAAGAATGGTAAGAAGGAAGCAGAGTTCTACGATGCCATATCCGGTTGGGTTGGAACGGCCGATTCAACTGAAGCCGTTAAGTTGGCAAAGATGCGTAAACTTCTTGATACGGGCAAACGTAAAATGCCAGAAGTATTTAAGCCCGATGTACCCGAAGGAAAGCCTGTATTTAGAGGATTGGAGAAATTAAGTCCAAAAATACAAAGTTGGATAAAAACTACAAAACGCCAAGATTGGAAACCCGTAACGGATAGGGGATTAAAAAAAACAGGCAGACCGTATGGTGAGTGGTTTGTATATACGGGCCCTACTACTAAACAATTTACATACACGCCACACCGACCGGCTCAAAGTTGGACTACGGACTCAAAAGTAGCATTTGGGTTTGGTGGAGGAAAAGCCATACTGGCTATGCCGGTTGATAAAGATTTTTACTTCTCAAGCAAATATACGAATAAATTTGGTTATGGTGAAAACGAAGTTATCAGGTTAGGTACAAAGAGCTCTAAGCCTAAATTAATTCTCAATTCTCGTATGTTAGATAGATTAGCAAAGGGTTAAATAATTTTGCAATTCCGATAATTATTTGTATATTATGTACAAATGATTACAACTGTCCTTAAAAAGATTGAATCCGGTTGGGTACGTTTAGATTGGTCGGATTACATTGACCGATTAAACTTATCTCAGTCCGACTTAGAAACGATTGTAGACTTGATAAATAACTTCAAGCGTAATCGTAAAGCAAAGGATATTGTAATTTGTAAATACCGATACCTTCCGGCTTATGTATGTGTAGAAAAAGGCCAATTCAATAAATTATTAGATTGGATATGCACCGAATCAATCAGGCGTGAATGGTATGAAACGTGTCAACGAATTATGGAAATAAAAAAAGAAATGGGGTATGACAAAGTTTGAAGAAATAGTAAGAGCGTGGAGGGCTAAGTGGAATCCAACACCGGCTGAAACCGAATTAGCAGAGAAGCGATTGGCAATTTGTAACGGATGTACTTCTCGTATTGAAGTTATAAAGGGTAGTGATTTTTGGGTTATGTGCGGAGAATGTGGATGCCCTTTGGAAGCAAAATCGCACTCACCTAAAAAAGGCGCTTGTGATTTGGGTAAATGGAATAATGTAGATGGCTTAAAATAAAAGTTATGATAATAGCACCACACACACCTATAAGCGATGCGAGCTTTGATAAATGGAAGGCGCATCGTATTGATGTTGAAGAAGAAGATGATAAATATTACTACTACGTTGTTCCTCTTATAGATGTAGAAGAAAAGGAGTTAGAAGATATAGAAGGCATACCTGCTTTATTTTCATCAGAGTCCGATGAATTTATGGACTCAGATACGGGCAAATCCCTATTCACAATGCGTTTATTTGATGAAGACCTACCAGAATTGACTTCGGAAGAAGAAGTTGAAATTCTATATAAGATACTTACCAAAAAAGAATTGTTCAGGCGTTAATTTGGCAATCCCAATTATTTTTCGTATATTAGGATATAATAAACCTTAAAATATGAAACAAAAAACAGAAGTAGAATTAAGAGCTAATTACGAAAAGTTTTTAGCTATTGTAAAAAAGTATTGCTCCGGCCAAAGACTAGAACGATTGCTCCATATGTATTCCGAATCGGAGTTGGGTGGTAATCTAACGGTATCGCCGGCAAGTGGTAACGCCGGTTATCATAATTGTTATCCAGGTGGTTATGTAGACCACATATTCAATGTATGCAAGAATGCTATGAAAGTAAAGGGATTCTTTACGGATTTGGGTGGTAAGCCCGATTTTACCGATGAAGAGTTAATCTTTTGTGCATTACACCACGACTTAGGCAAATTGGGTACAAAAGAAAATATGCATTATATTCCAAACGATTCGGATTGGCATGTTAAAAATAAGGGAGATGTCTATAAGAAAAACCCTGATAATGTTTATATGACTATCACAGATAGAACATTCTTCACCTTACAACATTATGGTATTACGATTACCGAAAAAGAATATTTTGCAATCAAGCTTACCGATGGTATGTACGATGAAGATAATACCAAATACTTAAAAGTTTTTGATCCAAAAAAATCAATGCGTTTCAATTTGGCGCACATAATGCATTGGGCAGACCATATGAGCACAGTAGTTGAATCACAAGAAAACACAATGTAATTAGTCCTCCTGACAAAATTACATACTTTTTGGTTTGGTATGGTAGTTGATTATACTAGATAAAATTTATTAACTTAAAACAAAACATTATGACAAACAACGAATTTGACAAATTATTAAACGATTTTTTTAATGCAGAATGGGGGAAAAATGTAAGCCGGTATCAAGCATATAGCCCATCAAAACTGGCATTAGAGTTTAATGGCGATACGCTTGAACTTGCGTATTCGGTAATTGGGCATGACCCAAAAGATGTAGAAGTATCATTGACACGAGATAAAATCTATATTAAAGCAAAAAAGAATCTGGAAGATAAATCCCCTGCTAATCAATTTGTAAAAGATATAGATGAAGCAATAAATCTATCAAAGGAATATGACGGTACTACTACTTTTGCCGAAATTAAAAACGGATTACTTCTTATTTCAATTGATAAGCGTGAAGAACAAAAGCCAAAGAAAATTAATATTAAATTTTAATTTGGTATAATCGGTTATTTTATATATATTTAGGTAGGGCTTAATGTCCTACCTTTTTTATTTAACAAAAAAATTAGTATGGTTTACAAACAAAAAGTATTGGGTCTTTTAGAAGCGCTTGAGGGCAAATTACGAATTATAGAAAATGTAGCAAATGGCTCTATGAATATGGATGCACAGCAAGTCAATCAAGTTATTGAACAAACAAAAAATTTAAGAGATCAAATACATCAATTAATTAGTATAGAAAGAGATTAATGAATTGGTTAAAACTTTTATTAGGATTAGCTGCATTACTAATAGCCGGTTGCGCTGCATATTTTAGTGTAACCGGCTTAGGTGTGCTATTTAGCGGAGCTTCAACGGCCGTTATGATAATGGCTGGCTCTTTGGAGTTTGCTAAATTGGTATCTGCATCATATCTAAAGCAACGATGGAGTGAAATTGGTGGATTTAATAAGATTTATTTAACTTTATCCGTTGGAGTCCTTATGTTTATTACATCTTTGGGTATCTTTGGGTATCTTTCAAATGCATTCCAACAACAAAACTTAAAACTACAACAAATTAATCGTGAAATTTCAGTATGGGAATCAAAAATCACGCAAGATACTGTTCAAATTGGGCAATTAACCAAACAAATTACGGAATTAAACCAAAATCAGGGTAAAATTATTGGTGATGGTAAAGTTAATAACCGAATTTTAAAGAGCGTTGATAATAGAGATGCTCAAATTGGTAAGTTGCAAGATAAAATCGGTATTTTGCAAGATTCTGTGGTGGTATTTAACGAAAAAATCAACGAAATTAAAAATAATAACATTGATACGGAACGTGAGGTTGGTGGATTTCGGTTTGTAGCAGAGGCATTTGGTATAGAATTGAATACCGTAGTAAAATTCTTCATTATATTAATAGTTTTGGTATTTGACCCCCTTGCAATTGCTTTAATAATAGCATTTAATGGTATGCTATATAAGAAACCCGAAGTACCATCCGAAGATACCAATAATTCCGATAAAACTTATGAAATATATGGTGAAAAATCATCGTTAGTCGAAAATATTCTACAAAAACCAGATGATAGTGGAAAATTTTCACCAAAACCCGATGAAATACCGGTTATAGTGGAAAATTCTCAACAAGAAGAGCCGGAAGTAGAATTTATACCAAATCCAGAAGAAAATCACAACATAGTCGTTAATAAAAGCAACTATCCAACCGATTTTGACTCTAAAACATATTAATTTGGTAAATCCAAGTATTATTCGTATATTAGAGTATAAACCTTAAAATATGAATATAGGATATGCATGTATAAACATGACAATGGGTAAAAAAGTTACCACAAATCGTTCAATGGTCAAAAGAACATTCAACGCTAAGGGTTTGGACTATGTGTCCGAATTAACTCTGCTTAATGCAAGAGATATTATCAAAATACTAAAATGGAATAAGGAACACAAAATCAACCTATTCCGTCTTTCTTCGGCAATCGTTCCGTGGGGCGACCACTTAGACCTCACTCAATTAAAGGATTACGAAGCAATCAAATCAGCACTTAAAGAGGCGGGCGACTATGCAAAAGCAAATGACATCCGAGTAAACTCACATCCAGGTCCATTTGTTGTATTGACTTCACCAAAGGATAACGTAGTTTACAATGCAATATGCGATTTGGAATTGCATGGTAAGATATTTGATATGATGGGATTAGATAAATCGCCTTACAACAATATTAATATCCATTGTAACGGAGTTTACGGAGATAAACAAAGTGCTATGGATAGATTTTGTGATAACTTTGGAAAGCTTACAGAATCGGTTAAAAGCAGGCTTACAATTGAAAATGATGATAAGGCATCAATGTACTCCGTATCGGATTTGATGTATATTCACAATAAAATTGGTATTCCTATCGTTTTTGATTATCATCATCACCAATTTTGTACAGGCGATTTGAGTGAAGAAGCAGCTTTGAAACTTGCAGCTACAACGTGGCCGGATGGGATTACGCAAGAGGTACATTATTCCGAATCAAAAGCATTACACGAAAACAATTCAAAATTAAAACCCCAAGCTCATTCCGATTATATCAATACTCTTCCCGATACATATGGTTTGGATATTGATATTATGGTTGAAGCAAAAGCAAAAGAATTAGCAATTTTACCATTTATAAAATAAAACAAATGAAAATTATTACAAACAAATCAACAAATGGATTAACTCCAAAAGAATTTACGGATAATCTATTAGTACCGGTTCCGAAAACCGAATTTACGGCTAAAGAAACCGATGAATTGAGAGAAACGCTTGAAACAGCTATGCATGAATATGGTGGACTTGGAATTTCGGCAAATCAATTGGGAATCCGGAAACGTGCGTGCATTATCAACGTAGGCGATGAACCACTATTTTTAGTAAATCCTATTATAACTGAAAAGGATAAAGAAGGATTTATTTTTTATGAAGGTTGTTTATCTATGCCGAAAACAATGGAAACACCCGTTAGAACAATTCGTTCAGTCAAAATTAAAGTCCAAACTGATAATTTGGGTGAATTAACATTTGAAATAAACCCATCCGGCGATAAAGAGTACGTTTCAAATGAAACACTTAGAACCGTTGTAGTTCAGCACGAAATTGACCATTTGGACGGAATTACTGTTAAGGATCGTATTTATTCTACAACCTTAGTTAAACCATCTAAATATGGTAGAAACGATAAAGTTCTTATGAAATCGCCTACCAACGAATTTGTTGAAGTGAAATACAAAAAAGCAAACGAATATTTTTTACAAGGTTACGAAATAGTTTAATTATGACATATTTATTAATTATTATAATTGCCGCACTTGCATATGCAGTGTGGAATTTACTCAAAAAAATAGAAAGGTACGAAGATATCATTCAAGAGAATGATAAATTTATACAAGAAGAATTAGAAAGAAACGAAGCATTACTCGATGCATTACGTAAGATAGATAATCGCCAAATGTTTGAGAAAGATGATGATGTGGGTTCTATTTTTGGTTTAATAAAAGATACAATAGAAAGATTTAAAAAAAGATAACACATGCCTAGAAAAAAGAACTCAAAACAGTATTTTACAAAAGATACGGAAGATGCTATTATAGAGTATAATCTTACCGAAGACCAAATGGTAAAAAATAAAATCTACAAAGATAGAATAGCATCAGCGTTTGATAAGCTAGCAGAAGTAGTTTATAACAAATGGAAATTTACATACTTTGATGATGACCCGCGGGATGTAATGGCAGAAGTAGTTGCCTTTATGATTGAGAAAATTCATATGTATAAAAACGGAAAAGGAAAGGCATTTTCGTACTTTACGATTGTGGCTAGGAATTACCTTATTCTTACTAATAATGCCAATTACAAGCGTTATAAAGATACTGATGTCATGTCTGCTATGCCAGAGAGCTGGGACACTGAAAATAATTTTAGAGAAGATGTACGAAATGATGACCATAAAACTTTTAATAAAAGAATGTTAGTTTATTGGGATAAGCACCTAATGGATTACTTTCCAAAAAAGCGTGATGTACAAATAGCCGATGCTGTATTAGAACTCTTTAGAAGAGCGGAGTACATAGAAAATTTCAATAAAAAATCATTGTACCTACTTGTTAGAGAAATGACAGGATATCCTACTCACTACATTACAAAGGTAGTAAATCGTATGAAAGAAAAACAGCTTGAATTATATTATGAGTTTGATAAAGATGGCGATATTGTTGTATAAAACGACTAATCTTATAATTATTAGTAAATAAAATAATAATGGCAACAGAGTTTCAATTATTTGATGGTAAAAATTTATCATCTCTATTCAAAGATATATACGATAATCAAATTAATAAAAAGAAAAACATTTCCGAGCTAATTGAATCGTTACGGAAACTTATACGTAATGTAGGTGAGGCAACTGTTATAGCCCCTATTATCAAAGACCTTATTGAGGTTTCCGTTAAGAACGATGACCATTTGATTAAACTTGCTACCATCGCACAACGACTTGCCGCTGCTGAAGCTAAAGGTATTGGTGAGGATGGTTGGTTAAGTGAATCGGAGAAGAATCAATTACTAATGGATATGGAAGATACTATCAATGCCGTAGAGGAAAAGAATAAAGAGAAATTGACGGATATTGAAATTGAATTAGAAGATATAAAAAAGAAATTATAATATGGCAGAAGGTTTAGAAATATTTTTAGCAACTGTAAAAAAAGTACTAATATCTTCGGATGATTTTTTGGAATTAAAAAAACAATCCGATTACATTAAGATTTATAATAAAAATGAAAATTTTGATAAAAACGATGTGAGATTTTTAGGTGCATTACAATTTGCAAGAAATACACCATTTCTTATTGAAAACTATGCATTTCCATTTGATAAAAATAATATGACGTTTCCGATTCAAGGTGAAACGGTAATGATTATTAAAAATTCAGATGAATACTTCTGGCTACCATATACAATAACACAATACCCCAATTATAGAGAGGATTATAAAACATCCGAAGCAACATCGGAGCGTGATTTACCAAATTCAAATAACGATTCTAAACAAAAAGATTATAGAGAAAGTAAAAATACTCCAAACAACCAATCTAATCAAAAAGAATCCGAAAAGAAAGAATACAAAGTAAAAGAAAAAATAAAATTTATAAAGCCTAAAGAAGGCGATACAATAATACAGGGAAGAGTTGGTAATACTATTAGATTTTCGGAATCGTTTTTAGTTAGTGAAGAAAATCCAAAAGAAGCATCGCCAACAATAATAATTCGTAATAGACAAAACTCAGAATTAGATGATAAAAAAATAGGCGAATTGATTGAAGAAGATATAAATAAAGATGGTTCATCAATTTATATAGTATCTAAAAATGCAAAAGTTCCGTATAAGCACACCACAATACAAAAAGAAAAAATAGGATTCAAAGAATATCCCACAGATGATAGTTTAAAGGGTGACCAGATATATGTAAACTCCGACAGAATATTATTATCAGCTAAAGCAAGTGAATTTATTATTTTTGGTAAAAAAAATACCGGCATAATTACCGATGGTAATTTTTCGGTTGATGCTAAAAAAGATATTTACTTACACAACGAAAAAAATATTACAATACATTCAAAGGGTAGTAATAAAATATTCATTAATTCGGATAGCGGTGGTAAAATTTACTTAGGTAAAGATAAAGGTGAAGGTGATGCGGGAGCCGCCGTACAAAAAATGGTAATGGGTGGTGAATTGGTAAAAATACTTGGTCAACTAATTGACCAGATAGTTGCTATGACAGTAGCCACACCGTGTGGACCATCTTCACCACCAACAAATGCCGCAGCCTTTACGGCAATAAAGGGGCAGTTGAAAACATTATTATCAGCACGAAACTTTTTAAGTAAAACATAAAGTATGTGGACCATATACAAGTTAAATGTTTTAAGAGCTATGAAATCCGGAAAATATGGAAAAGATTCGGATGCGTTTGCCACATTTTTAGCAAATGAATATGATAAGTGTATTAAGCGTGGTGGTGATATGTTATATGGTGTACCGGTAATTAATGGTAACGTAATTGGTATGGCCGATGAAATTAAGCGAGCTCTAAAAAAGGGGCAAGAATCTGGCGGTGAAAATTTTAATTTATTACAAGAAATATACCCAAGTGCATTTGATGCCTATTGGAATGGAGCTGAAATGGCCCCAATGCCAAATCCATTACTAAGGCCTTTGGGCTGGCCGATGACTCCACCTGCTCCGGGAACTATTATGAACATAGGTCCCAATCCAATAAGTTTAGCACAGTCAGCCGTAAAGCAGACTGCAATAAAGGCTGCACTAAAAGCATTAGTAGATGCACTAAAAGAGCAAACCGTAAACATACCACCGATTGGCGATGTCAATGTATATGAAACTATTGAAAAAATAAGAAAAGGAGAACCGATTGAAGATGCGGTAAAAAATCATCCGGTAATAAAGTCCGCGCGATCCTTATATGCCAAATATGAACAAGCTAAAAAAATGAAACCAGGAGTAGGTTCTCAATTCAAACCTGCTATTAAATTTCCTTTTCCAGAACTTCCAAAGCGGTCTAAATTAATTGAAGCTGCAAAAAAGAAATTACAAGAAGAAGCATTAAAAGTTTTAATAGCTCAACTTGAAGCCGCTGCTAAAGAAATAATAATAAGTGCACTTGCTGCCGCCATTTTTTCGGCATTACCAATAGTAGCACAGCCATTTATTACACAAGCTATTATAAAAAAATATATTACAGATAAGGTAGATGGTAAAGAAGCTCAATGGCCGAGCTTACCCGAATTACCAAATTTACCAAATATCCCTACTATACCAGAACCAGATATACCGACTAAGGAGGAAATTAAAAAAATGATTGAAGAAAAAATCCCTACCAAACCAGAATTATTAGCAATGGCTGCAGCTTTGATATTGGATAAAATTCCAAATATTCCAAATGTATTTTTTATTCCACCAACTCCAGTATTTTCACCCCCAACAAACATATTATTAGACCCATTTGTAACTGTAGCACGATTACATCTTTTAGGCACCGGTGGTACAATGATGGTTATATCACAATATCCACCACCAGCACCACCTGCGCCTGCTATATTACAATGGTCTGGATATATTATTAATGGGTAAATTGAATCTTTCAATATTTATTAAAAAGTATTTATATGAAATCAGACATTTTATTGACTTTAATAAAAGAAGTCGTTAAAAGCGAAGTAAAGCAACAGGTCAAAGAAGAAATTTCCAAAATGATTAAATCTGGAAAATTGATGTTAAATAATAAAGGAGTACAAAAAACATCTCCTTTAAGTGAAATACGTACACATCGGCCGATGCAACAACAACCAAAAGTACAAATAAAGGAAATAACAAAAAATCCAATGATAAACGAAATACTTTCTCAAACAACACCATTTACATCGGCACATAGAGCAGAAGGCGGACCGGCAATGGGAGCAACAGGTGGAAGTATTCTTGATGCTTTACAACCATCGGTATCAATGGAAGGTGATTGGGAAACAATGGATTATAGGGGTATGGGAATGCCTCAACAACCAATGCCTATGCCGGAAACGGATAACGCGGGGGTTGATGCTTTAACAAAAGCATTGACGAGGGATTACAGTGAATTAGTTAAAAGATTTAAATAATGGCAATTAATTTAGGTAGAGTTAATGTAACGGACTTGTCTGAAAATGCTCATAGAGTATTGGGTATAGCAATAAACACTGCCTCAAATACTGGTGGAGCATTTCAAGTCAACTATACAACATTACAACAGGCGAAAAGTAATTTGATTAACTTAATTCTTACAAAAAAGGGCGAACGTGTATCGCAACCTGATTTTGGGTGTGATATTTGGCGAATACTTTTTGACCCTATAATCGATGGTGAAATAGATGAAAGAGTGGAATCAACAATAACGGATGCGGTAGCGATTTGGCTTTCCTATATATCAATAGATGAAATATTTTTGGAATACACTCCGGAATTAATTGATACAAATGGATTCAATGTAGAAATAAAATTTTCTCTAGCATCAAATCCAAACTTAACAGATAGCGTAACAGTAAATGTAAATTCATAATAAATGGCAATAAGAAGCGTAAAAAAGTCTTGGGGTAATAATAAAACAGTAAATTATGTTGGAAAAGATTTTGGCCAATTAAGACAAAATCTAATTGATTTCACACGTGCTTATTTTCCAGATACATATTCGGATTTTAATGAAGCATCTCCTGGTATGGTTTTTATTGAGATGGCCGCATATGTTGGAGATGTATTATCTTTTTATCAAGATACTCAATTAAAAGAATCCATATTAACGCATGCATCTGAAAGGAAAAATGTGGTAGCCCTTGCGCAAGCTATGGGATATAAGCCAAAAGTAAGTACACCGGCTGTAACTAATTTAACCTTATATCAATTAGTACCTTCAACTGGTACCGGAGCATCAAATACTCCCGATACTTCGTACTATCTTAAAATAAAAGATGGACTGGAAGTTACATCTAAAGAAAATTCGGGTATAGTATTTAGAACAACGGATTCTGTAGACTTTGCTAATCCAACAGATAGAGAAATAAGTGTCTACAGTAGAAACCAATCAACCGGTCAGCCGGATTTTTATCTGATTACGAAAAAAACTCAAGCAATATCTGCAGCGGAAAGAGAAACTACATTTATAATACCAAGCGAAGATATAAGCTATCCATTCATTACATTATCCGATACAAATATAATAGAAGTAACTTCTGTATACGAACAAGATACAAATGATAGATACTATCAAGTTCCATACTTAGCACAAGAGAGTATTTTTGTTGAAAAACCAAATACAACGGCTAATGGTCAATTATCTAGCTATGTACAAGCCGTACCATATATTTTGGAAGTACAAAAAGTACCAAAAAGATTTTCAGTAAAAGTAAATTCAAATAATACATTTGATATACAATTTGGTAGTGGTGATACCAATATAAATGATGATTTAGTTTTACCAAATTCAAAAAATATTGGATTAGGAACATCCAATTCCATAAACCGATTATTATCATCAATTGACCCTTCAAATTTCTTAAAAACAAGTACCTTCGGAGTTTCACCAGCTGGTAAAACTTTAGTTATAAAATATTTAGTTGGCGGCGGAGTTGCATCCAATGTAAATACGGGAGATTTAACAACAATCAGTAGAATAGAATATGAAGAAGACCTTTTATCAATAACAGATCAAACATTGTATTCTACTATAAAACAATCAGTAGCCGTTGAAAATCTTGAGCCCGCTGTTGGTGGTCGTGGTGCGGAAAGTATTGAAGAAATTCGTCAAAATGCATTGGCAACATTTGGTTCTCAAAATCGTGCAGTAACACGACAAGATTACGTTGTAAGGGCATTGAGTATGCCTGAAAGATATGGTAGTGTTGCAAAAGTGTATGTATCTCCTGATTCCGAAATTGATTCAAACGATGCACAAGCTATATTATCAAATGCAAAAAATCTAACCGAACTATCCAATTTAGTTGAACGATTGAATGGATTAAC